TGATAATCCTTAAAATCCACTCTCTATACTCCTATGGTTGTTGTCTGTTCAACTTGTCGTTAGGATGTTCAGTTGTGCAAAAGCCGCGTTCAGCTCGTCTTCGTCAACGTCAGAGGTTGAGGGTAGGTTGCGTGAACTGGTCGTGGCAACCTGGCGCGAAGATTTACCGCTTGAATCGGTTCCTTTGCCCGTGTCCGCGTCCGCCCAGGGCTTTCGCCCGATGACGGTTGCTATATCGTCACGAATGTCAGCGGCTTTGGTTGCAATCTGGTGCAAATCGCTGGCATGACCAGCGAGCCAGTCGCTGGTATCCGCTGAAATCGTTCGACCTTCTTTTTGTGCTTGCGCGCTCGCGCGACCATGTTTCGTTTCGAATTCGCGCATCGCCGCCATGTAACCGCCATAATAGTAATCAGAACCAGAACCTTGTTGTTGTTCTTGCTCGTCAAGATACGCTGCGTAATCCAGGTCGATACCGCGCTGAATCCATTCCTTGAACGCTGGACCGAATGCGTCCAGCGCCGCTTGCGCATCTTCCATAGGCTGGTCGCCCATGTCGAACGCGTCGTTAATGGTCGCTTTTAATGCCCATGTCAGCGAATACCAGCCAGAAAGCCAGTCGCTGATTTGTTGCGCGCGGTATTCATCTGCAAATTCTTTCAGCGAGCGCGGTCCAGCTCCAGGTTGTGACTTGACGCCGGTTATAAGCGCCTGGTCGTTGGCGGCGAATGTAACCGGCGATATCTCCCACAACTTGATCTCTTTTAGATGGCGAATGCTCTTGTCGTTCGCGTCGCGTTCAGCGTCAACTGGATCGTAACCGATGGATAATTCTTTCAAATAGCCTTTTTTGATAGCGCTATAAGCCCATTGACCTAGCGGTACGTCCAGGTCGATTTGACCTTTCACGTACAAGCCATTGGCGTCTTCTGACGCGTCGCTCCAGCCGCCAATGGGGGAATCCTGGTCGTGTTGCCAGAGCATAACCCACAAATAGGGATCGTTGTTTTTCTTCGCGATAGATTTGGCGCTGTTTATTGTGCGCTTGAATGAACCAGGTTCGATAATGTCTTTATAGGAATCCAGGTTATTGAACGCCGCGCCGTAACCGGTAATTTCGCCGGTTTCGTCGTTTACGGCTTTCAACTGAAATGTGATTGATTTTGTCGCGTATCTTGGCGTGCCTTTTATTGATGCTGGCGCGCGCTGCGTTCGTGTAACCATGTTATGCTACTCTCCTATTGTTCAAGCGTTTCATATACTGGCGATATGCGCGCTTCGTCGCATCGCTCGTTACCGGTAAAAATGCCTTGAATTCGTCCAGGTTGTCGCCTGGCGCTGGTTGCGCTCCAGCTGCTTTCGTCTTATAGGTTTGCGTACAACGACAATTAATCACTTCGTCAGCTGGTCCAGCTGGATCGCCTGGAAAGTCCAGGTCAGCGCCGCCAACCATAAATTTGGCGTCCATCTCCACTTCCTGGCCATCAGCTTCGCTATGCGTCGGTCGCGTCCGATTGTCTTCAGTCGCGAGCCACGATTTCGTCAAGTCCAATCCTGATTGTTTGGCGGCTTCGTGCGATCCATAGTTCGACGCTCCAATAACTTCGGTTCGCGAGATAACGGTACTTCTATTAGGGATGATTTGCGCGAGGTATAAATCATCGATCCTTTTTGCAAGGTTCGGTATTGATTCGCCAGCGGCGACGCCTTCCGCCAGATAAGACTGGATAAACGCGATTTCCGTGTCGCTGACCTGGCGCGCCTTCTGCGCTGCAATCGTATAGAGATACACCAGCACGTCAGCATTAAGAATACTAAAATCAAGAGGCAAATTATTACCAACTGGAGCCAATTTTCGGCTGTATACGTTTCCAGCATCTTTCGTTCCTTCCTGGTCCGCGTCAGCTAAATCGCTGGCGACTTTTACGCCAGCATCGCCAGCCACATCTTTCCACGCTTGCAAGAATATTTGTTTCAGCGCATCCTGGCGACCGCGTATCACCGTTTCGGCTTGCGTTTGCGCATCGGTTGGTAACGCGCTCGCTTTAATGGCGGCGATAACATGTTCGTGGCTGGATTGGAACCAGTCCTTGAAGCGCTGTTCAATGACCGGTTCCCATTTCAGGCGTAAGGCTTCAAAATCGCTGACGAACGCTTGCTTTTTCTCGCTAGTGTCCAGGTTCAAGGCTTTCATGGCGCGCTTTCCGCCAGCTCCACCTTGACCTTGATTTTGCGGATTCTGATTTTGTTGACCAGGCGTATTATTCATCGCTGGCGTTGGCGGATTGGTCGCCGCGTCAACCGCAGCTGCGCGCATGACCATTGCTTGTTCCGCATAATTGCCAACTTCTTTCAATGGAACATACGCGGCTTGCCATTTCACCACGTCGCCGCCAGGTACTTTTTCGTAACCAGACACAATGCGCGCTTCGTTGAACGTGCATAAGCCAGCCTGGAAGTCCGCGCGCGCGCGCGCGCTGGAGATATCTATATTTTCTTTTAAGGCTTCAATGTCGTTCTTATCATAGCCTAAATAAGCATTTGTACCTTTCCTGGTCCGCGTCGCGCCAAAGCCGGTTTTGTTGTTGAACCAGATATTCACCTTTTGCTCTATTTTGTCCATCCAGGGCAACAACTTTTCAGTGTACATCGCCTGGCGCGCTTCCTTGACATTGGCGAACGTCTTCGCCGCGCTATCTCCCATGAGTTCAGGCGCAACGCCATATGCGACGCCAATGTTGCGCGTTGAGTGAATGAATGATTCCAACCAGTCCAGCTCCTGTGGACTGAGCGACATAGATTTCCAATCCAGACCAGCATCAAATACCGCTGGTTTGCCAGCGTTCGCCGCGCCGCCAAATTTTTCCTTGATTTCGTCTTTTAGCTTTTCGAAATCAACTTTATTCAACACAGCTTTCGCGGTCCAAGCGCCTTTGGGCATAGCGCTATTTTTCATGAGCGCAATATTCCATTTATTACCGTAGTTCTGAATATCCACGTCAGCGGCGACCGCTTGCAGCGGTGATAAACCATACCATTCGTCAAGCGGATTGAACAATTTCAGATGCAACACTTCGTCTGGATCATAGGGGATTGGAACCGCTCCAGGTTGGTAAATGTAACCAGCGACCGTTCGACCGTCATCGTCTGGCACGATTTTCACCAGGTCTGGACGCAACAGCCACATTTCATCTGGCAAGCCAACGCGCGCGTCGTTTGCCCAAACGCCTTTGATGTATGTGTTACCGGTCAGTCCTAAATACGCAATGACGCCTTCGACGAATTCCTGACGCGTCTGCTTTGGATTTGGATTGGTCCAGAGATCCAGAGCTGGATCGCTTTCCAGGTCGGTATCTTTCGTGTCGTCTGTATAGGCTTTCCAGGCGATACCAGCGCCGCTTTCCGCCAGGATCGTGACGCATTTCATGACCGCTGCGTTCATGGTCGCTTCCGACATTTGAACCTTCATCGTCTTTGGCGATTGAACGGTTCCATCTGGACCGGTCATATTTACCCATGTTGCGCCAGTTGAGCCAGACAAGCCAGCGACGAACGATTTAAAAGCGGTTGCGACACGCTGGAACACATTCGCCATCATGACACCGCCTTCAAGCGCGCTTCGATGATAGATACATACTCGTCTTCGCGTTCGATTCCTATAAATGAAAAGCCTTCTTCTTTCGCGGCGACCAATGTGGAACCAGAACCGGCAAATGGATCGAGAACAACGCCGCTAGGTGGAGTGATTAAGCGTATAAGCCAGCGCATCAACGCCAAAGGTTTAACGGTTGGATGATGGTTTTGTTGGCTTATTGCTGGTTTAACAACAGTTCCATCGCTTCTTATAGCGCCAACCATGCCATCGTTAAATTGTACAGTTGGCTGTTCTGGTAATTCTTCACAACCGCGATTGCGTTCAGCGCGCGACGCCTTTGGAGAATAGTGGAACCGTGAAAAGTAGCGCGACGCGCCGCCAGTGTCGCCGTATTCCATTCCACCTTGTAGCATGGTTGCTGATTTGTAATAACTATTCCCGTTATAAACGTGTATGCCATCCTTGCGACCATGAAAGCCTGGTGTACTGGAGCGACTAACGCCAGATTGCTGGTCCAGCAGCGCGACCGGACAATCTGGCGCGCACTCCCATAGTTCGACTTCTTCGTTTCCGTAATGCACGCAGCTTTTGATGTTTGTGTTATGCATCTTTACTGGATTATCTTGATTTGACGATGGTTCCCAATTGTAACCAGATGCGTTTCCTTTTATGAGCTGCGAGCCACGCTGGACACAAAACAGCGTATGCGACATGACCAGGTTGGCTGGCCAGCGTCCTTGAACTGGCGTTGCATGAGAATGCCAATCTTGTCTATCTTCTCGCCCTTCTAACACACGCCAGCTTTCAAGCTTTCCACTTCCAGCAGGTTGCTTTTCGCCATTCAAGCCAACCCTACACCCATCGACGTTAATCGCGCCGGTTCCCCACTTCAGCACGTTTTTCGCGACCGTTGGCTCTGATAAAGGTTTGCGACACAACCACCAGCACTCAACCGCTGGCTTCAACGCGGTTCCCCATCCGTCCCATTGTTCAGCATCTGGCGTCGCTGGCGCGGTATATTCGTATTCCATCGTCTGGCTTGGCGCTCCAGCTCCAAACTTGCCTTGTCGCGTGGTCCAGCCTAGTTCAGCGTCTTTTTTTACATTGCGTCGTATATCATGCGCAGTTCGCGAGCCAACCACTTCGCGCTGCGCTCCAGCCATCTTGTCTATCGCTTTCGACACATCCAGGCTTTTCGGAAAGCCAGAACCGAAAAGATGATACACGCAATCGCGTATTTCAAAACCAGCGTCTTCTAGCGCTAATGCGGTCCAATGACTGGTTCGCGGTAATGCCCAAACCAGCGCATGACCGCCAGGCTTTAAAACTCGTAAAGCTTCGGTCATGACTGACGCCATAAAGGAAATAAAGGCGTCGCGTATAGGTTGACTATCGCGCGCTGATTTACCGCTGAAATTATCCCAATCCTTCCCCATGAACGAAATACCAGCTGGTGGATCTGTAACAATCGCGTTGACGCGATTGTCTGGCAACTCGCGCAAGCGCTCCAGCGCATCGCCGTGTAAAACCATGCTCATGAGTCACCGCCAAACTTGTCAGCATAGGCGAATGGATCGCGTTGATATTCCTGGACACGCTTGCTGGCTTCCTTGCTCAATTCCGCCATCTCGCGCTTTGGTTCTTTTTCACCGCCCCACAGTCGTGGAGCTTTGCGCGTTGCGATGATATCCGCCATCATGCTCAATGTATCAACCTGGTCCTTTTTGCCTTTAGGGAATTTGACGATTTCGCTTTCCAGGTCCGCCAGGTAATGCGCGTTGCGACGAAAGTACATGTCGCCTTGTTCCATCTTCAGCGAACCGACGCTGGCGCGCGCGACTTTATCGCGATGGCCAGGAAACCACTCTTGCGTTGGTATGGAAATATCGACCCATTCGCCAAGTTCATCGTCGAAGATGTGAAGGTCGCGCAATTGCTGGACTAGCGCGAGCTGGTAATACACGCTTTCAATCGCGACCAATTCGAACATATAGCGGATATAGGTTTTGTACACTGTCTTTTGCTGTTCTGGATTGGAAAGATGGCCGCGCGCCTGGTCCAGTAACAAGATCTCGAGGTTTGGCGTGATATCCCATGTTTGAAGATTTGTAAAGTCAGCGTCTTGTTTTTCGCTGATTGCCAGGTCCATAACCGCTGCGCGCCAGCAATGCGCCTTCTTAACGGCTTTCCGACCTGCTTTGGAGAAAAGAATATAATGCTCGTCGGTTTCTTCGAAATACCGGAACCATTCTTTCTTGAATTGACCGCCGCCAGCTGGCGTTGGCGATTGTTGATGCTGCGCGGCGAACGCGGTCGAACCTAAATCGTGTTTGGCGTCGTCGATGGCTTTCTGGTCAAAGCGCTGCGGCCATAACAATTCGCCAGGCGTCTGGCGTGGATCGCTCCAGCCAATCGACGTGAAACAACGACGTTCTGGTTCAAATTCAGACGGTAAACACAAATGAACCCAATCGGTCCGATTTTTAAGGATTTCACCGCATACATCGTCGTCGTGTATGCGCTGGCCAATAACCAGCCATCTATCGCTTGTCTTGTTGGCGCGCGACGACCAGGTTTCTTTGAACCAATCGCGAGCGCGAAACCGCTCCAGGTCTGAATTTGCTTCAGACGCTGCATGTGGATCGTCGATAACAAGTCGGTTTCCGCCAGAACCAGTTGCTGACGAGCCAACGCTACAAGCAAGCATATAGCCTTTGGCTGTATT